CTCCTTTCGAAGGCTTCCGCCCCCGCCACCCGCCAGATTACTGGCGAGACAAGCACCTCACGGGTTAGGACCCCATGAGGACCTCACACTCAATGGCCCGGAAGCCATGTACTTGTCGCGTCAGGGTAAGGAACCCAACGCAATGAGTACCCAGAAACCGAATCCCGGGGTATTAACCCGGTAGACGGTACTCCGTAGAGTATGAGAGCTAGCTGAGTGTCAGGTGAATATCGGCTTAAACTCCGATATCTGGGTTTTGGAACCCAGGCCCGTACATGAGGTACCGCATCGATGTATATCATCGAAGGTGCGGCCTCTGATGTCAGTACGAGATCACCCAGGCGTTTGTCGCCTATACACCCTCTGATAGAAGAAGGTATGCATGCCTTGATGTAATCTCTGGCACGCTTCGTGAGACGACGTCGGTGATTAACCGAATCGAAGGTCCTTACAAGACCATTGTGGAAAGAAATCCAACCCGCGGGATCGACAGGACACTCCTTCAGATAGAAGGGGCGAACATCGACTCCGGAGAAGTAATCTCCCCCACAACTCTCACGAAAATACCCAGTTCCGAAGCTCTTGCGGGGATTCGGCGTAAAGCCAAAATAGCGCAAGGCAGAAACGACGTCATGGAATGATTTCGTGGGGACAATTATGTCGTCCCCATATACCCACAAGTCGTCTGTAGCTGATCCTCCACACGCCTCTTTCGAGATCGCGTAGAAGAGGAGGGTCTCGAGTTCAAAGGTGAACCCGTTACCCATCGAGCTAAACTTCTGGTTGAAATGCCAAGCACCCTCAAACCACGTTCGACGTGATCTAAGAGCGTCCAACACCTCAAACCATTCAGATGGTAACATCAGCCGCACAAGGTTTGTGCAGATGGTGTCGCTAGCTGATGAAAGATCGATGGTGGAATAGTCGCCCGTAAGCGACCCATAACAGGCCAGAAACCTGTGATGGGGTTGACCTTCATCAAGGTCAATCCCAATCCGACGCAGTCGGGACCTGATGTGTTTGCCCACTCCTAATTGGAGGAAGACATTCACACCCGGTTCCACGCAAATACCCCGGTCTTTATTAGCGTCCTTGGGAACCGTTGTGAAGCGGTTCCCGCGGACCACCGAAGGTATCCATCGATTATCGCGAAGTAATGCCCTTCCCCACGCCGTCCTTTCAACGAACGGCAGTAGGTCCAAGCACTCCTCAGTGCAGGTTAACTCTTGGAATTTCTCGCCAAGGGTCACGTTACCACGGCTCTCAAAAGTAGCACCAGGACCAAACCGCCCGAGTATTTCATCGGGTAGTCGGCCTAAAAGCTTCCGGATGCGTCTCTGTACCCTCTCAATGAATTCAAAGAGAGAGTGATCACGAGCGGACTCAAAGGTCCTTAACGTGATCCAACGGTCCAGTCGCCAGTTTGTCTCACAACACTGGTGTTCGGCGCGGCGAAATTCTTCACACGCAGCCAGCCGGCGATCTACCTTGAGGGGTAGAAAGTCGGCCTTTCGAAGTATCTCAGTCGCTTGGGCATCCCTGAAGAACGCTTCAGCATCCAAGTACCTACCAGGATCGACCCGCATTTCTGCGAGCTGGTCCCACTCCCCATACTTCGCCTGCAAGTAGCAAGCTAACGAACGAGGTGTGTCGAGGGACTCCCATAAAAGGGAGACAGATTTCAGGACATTTGCGTCCAATGGAAACTCCTTCTGCATTCAAACCTGCTAAGAGAGCAGGAACTCCAAGTCAGTTGAGGACTTGCTGAAGAAGAAGAATCAACTCGTCAAGCCGAGGGTCGCCAGAGGTGGCAATCCCGGCGGCGATCAAAGCCGATCCTAACAAGAGCTTCAGAGCCAAACTCCACTTGGCATTGCGCCGAGGGGAGAATCGAGCGGTCTTACGTCGGCGCAAAGCCGTTCGCCATGACCGCCTTCATCAGGGTGCTCGCAAGGAGGTTTGCTCCTTGGGCAGCCAGTTGGGCTGAGTCAGAGTCCAGGGTTCCAGGGGCGATTGACCCATGGAAGTTGATGTAATTAATTCCCTGGATCTGTTGAATCCCATCCGCATCCTCCACGAATGAAGGATACGAAATGGTCCCGTTTACGTGCCGGACCCCTCCTTTCGAGGGTTTCGCAGTCACGGTCATCTGCGGCCGAACGGCCGGAGAATCACCGACGGTGTTCGATCGCCAAACAGCGGTCGAGCCATCGCCGGAAGCGGGTTGCATCAGAGTCCACACAATATCCGTGGTCCCATCAGCCTTCTTGACGGTAATATCAGCAGCTTGAGTCATTTGTCTCTCCAGACTGCCCTATTTAGGGGCGAATAATCCCAGGATTAGGGATATGGAAGTGAGACCTCTCGTGACTGAAAGTCCTTTGAGGCGGCGAAGAGAAAGAGTTGGCCCTGGGAAGGGACCAGTATTCCTCTGGACACCAACCGTGCGGTAATCGAACTCAAGATTTCCAAAGAAATTCGAGTTTAGAACCACACGGCCCGTTCCATACATGTAAAAGACATGTTGTGGCCTACGGAGGGTTAATCCACAGAAGTCTGTGAACTGTCCCAACCATAGTCCGACTGTACTGAACCAGTCGAATAAGAAGCTGAAAGGAATCAGCTCCCAAACCACGGATGCTGGGTTGATCAAGCCCAGCTGGCTGGCCTTCAAAAGAGTGAGGTCTGAAACCTCAATCTCAGAAGACATCCGACAGTAGGCCATACCACTGAATGTTTGATGTTCAGTGCCAGAGCCCACAACCGGACTGTTGGTGAGCACCTCGTCGACCTCAAGTTTGTAACCTGAGGACTCCACGACACTCACCCACGGAAATACAGCGTCAAGAATCTCAGTGACGCGGTATATGTCCCCAATTAAGGGTGACCAGCCAAAATGCCACTCCAGCCAGTTAGCACCCCACTGTCGTGGGTTGCTCCAGCGCTTCCGCTGGGCCGAAGAAGGTGCCAACGCGCCTAACCAGCGCGCTGCAGCTCCAAAATCGAGCTGCCGAAAGGCACGAACCGCGTTAATAATTCGAATAAAGCGGTTTGACATTAATAAGAACGCCTCCCGGCGTTCAGCTAAGTTCACTAGCAACTCAGCCACATCTCCTTTCACCGAAGAGGTGAACTTCTCATAGGTCTGGTTATAAAGCCTATCCATGGGAAGCTCGGGATAAACGATGCCGTTAAAGACAAAGTTTCTCACGCGAGGAGAGATTCGGCACACGTTCAATCCGTAAGATGAATCCACATGTTCCCAACCTGGGGACAGATTCTTTACGACATTGAAACGCACGGAACGCTCCATTTGATATGGAAGCGGATTTCCGGTTATCGGGTCCTGCCTGTACCATGTTCGCCTAAAGCTAGATGATACAGACCCCCCGCTATCTTCTGTGCCAGAGGTGATAGTCACGGTGATCTCCTAGGGTTGTAATGGCCCAGGACGTG